CATTAGCATGGTCGCGCACCGCGGTCTAGTATTACCCGCGGTGCGCAGCCACGCAGCCATCCACGATAGCGTAGTGGTAGTCGCTAAGAAGCCAGGCGTCCAAGCTCCGAATCTCCTCATCGGTAGGGTTGTTCAGGGTAAAGCACCAACGCTTGGACGCGGCTTCTCTCTTAGGCGCAGCCATCTTATAATGATGGCTGCGTGGCTGCGCACCGCNNGAANGTGNGGGGTTCCTTGCTCACCCTTCTCGCGTCCCACGATAGCGTAGTGGTAGTCGCTAAGAAGCCAGGCGTCCAAGCTCCGAATCTCCTCATCGGTAGGGTTGTTCAGGGTAAAGCACCAACGCTTGGACGCCTGGCTTCTTAGCGACTACCACTACGCTATCGTGGGACGCGAGAAGGGTGAGCAAGGAACCCCCCACCTTCAAGGCTTCTGCCATTTTAGAGCCGCTAAGCGGCTCAGTGGGCTTAAGAAGATATTTTCTCGCGCCCATTGGGAAAAGGCCCGTGGTAATGATCAAGAAAATGAGGCCTACTGCAGTAAGGAGGGGGATGTTGTACTTACCCTCGGCATTCCGCAAATAACGAACCGTCCGAGCGCGCTTGCAGAGGCAGTTGCCGCTGTGAAAGCCGGAAGAGGAATGAGAGAGATAGCGGAAGAGTTCTCGGAAATCTACGTCAAGCATGGGCGTGGCCTACGTGAACTCGCGCTTCTGATTGGTCAGAAGCCCCGTGACTTCAAGACGGAAGTCATCGTCATCACGGGCCCGCCCGGTTGCGGGAAGAGCCGTTGGGCGGCAGAATTTGAAGGTTCAAAATACTACAAGATGAAAGGTGATTGGTGGGACGGGTACTGTGGAGAGGAAGTCGTCATAATTGACGACTTCTATGGGTGGATCCCTTTCTGTGAGCTGCTCCGCCTCACTGACCGTTACCCGCATAAGGTGCCCGTGAAGGGGGCTTATGTGGAGTTCACGTCAAAGACCATCATCATCACGAGCAACACACCCCCCGGAAACTGGTACAGCGAGGAAAAGTGCTGTGTGCAAGCCATGTTTCGCCGGATCAATCGTTGGCTGATCTTTGAAATTGATCAGTTTAAAGATGCACCCGATTGTATGAAGCCCTACCCGATCAACTATTAGCAGGCCCCCAGGCCGCGTGTCCGAGCGAGCCGAAGGCGAGCGAGCCCGTCGCGAAGCGACTGAACAACCACTTGGACACTGACCTACACTTGGCCGTGTACACGTAGAATGACTGACCTACGTCGGCCTCGGAGTTTTGATAAAAAGGGTAGGGGCGGCCGGCCTCGGCCGCTGGCGAGTTAGGGGGCGCCNTANGGCGCCCCCTCGGGAGCCCCTCGCGCAGCGAGTTAGGGACACTTGAGTCAATAAATCATTTTGAAAACTTTATTCAGCGTCTGACTCGACAATTGATTCGGGGTCGAGGGAGGTTGCAAAGCAGGTGTTACAATCGCCATCGCAAACATGCAAAAGGTCAAGGTTTGGGAGGTTGTTTTCAATGTGGGGGTTCGGGGGGTTGTCCAGGCCCGTCCATGCGAACTGCCTGAACTTGACATAGAAGGTAATTTCAGCCTCATAATGCATGTCGTCAGGCTGGGGCTGCAGATAGCTGTATGCCAGACCATAAAAGTTGACCTTGGTCGGCGCTATTTGCTGCCCAGTTGTTTGCAGTGGTATCCACTGATTACGCTGGTTAGAAAACCAGGTGTATGCCAGCTGATTAGCAGTGGCCAGATCACTTATCATAAGCTGTGGCTTCGGACGCAGCAGGCGCTTGAACCCTCGTCGTTGTTCCCATTTCTTTGCACCGTCAAAGTTCTGCAAGGGGTCTTCAAGAAGACCCGTCTTCTTGCCGAACATATTGAGGCGTGGGTCGGTGATGGGGACGGTGTGCCCGAATCCCTTCCAGAGAGTTGACTGCTCTCCGATAGGGCGCATTTCAACTTTAACCAGAGGGATCTGGTAATCTTCAAACGGCACTTTGAGGACAGGTCCCCCTGTAACGGTAGCCAGCACATCATCAAGGGTGAAATGAAAGATGTCTGACCCGAATTTGAAATCGGAGTCCGCCTTCGTCAGGGTAATTTTAGCCTTGTGACGTAGGCGGAACAAGTAGATCTTATTGGCCCGGTATCCTCTGCGGTTTCTCGGTAGGCGNNNCCNNCNTNTNNTGATGTGACGTCGACGAATGGGACGCCCTAT